CCTCGGGCGACTTGGATCCGCTGACAGTCGCCCGAGGAGATCCGGTGGACCAGCGCCCGGTCCTCACGCTGGAGTGCCCGCCACGCTGCGTCAAGCCAGTACAACTGCACGGTCGACGAGGCTGCGCCGGTGTAGCCGATGATCGGCAGCGTGGCGGGGTTCTCCATGGGGGTCAGGCCTTGTCGTGGGCCTCAAGCGCGGACACGAGGTCGGCCTTGAGGACGTTGCCGTCCTTGCCGGTGCCCTCCACTTCGAGACCTCGCCTGTCGGCCTCGGCCTTGAGCGCGTCGGCGTTCTGGTCGGCGTAGCCGCCGCCTGACCCGCTGCCGCTGTCCCAGAACTTGTCCGGGATGCCGGCGGCGACGTCAGCCTCGGGCGTGCCCACGGGATAGATGCGACCGCCTGTTGTGACGGTCGTGTTCAGGACGCGGCTCATGCGATCAGCCCGGAGAGGATCGTGATGTCCTCGTTGTCCTGGATCACCGGCAGGCCGACTGCGGCGCCCTTGACAGCACGCTGGACCGGGTTGTCCTGCCCGAGCGTGATGATCGTCAGGCCGGGCGCCTCGGGCGCGGCCAGGACGCGGTTCTGCACCTGCTGCACCGACTCCTGGGTCACGCCCAGCTCCGTGCGTCCGATCGGCTCCGCACCCGGCAGGAAGGTCAGGTGCCCCTCCGGGTAGATCCGGGTCCGGGTGCCGTCCTCCGCCCGTAGGGTGCGGTCGTTGGTCGTGACACCCGGCAATCCGCGATCCGTGAAATAGGCGTTGAGCGAAATCTGCCCGACCGGCTGCTGCGGGAAGATCTGCTGGAGACCGCGAAGGAACAGTCGGTTGACCTTCGCCGTGGTCAGCGCCAGACCCGAGGGGGAGCCGCTGCCGTCGTGGTGGGCGTCGTGGGCGGCCTCGACGTCGGCGAACATGGCGGTGGCCCCAGCGGTGGTGCTGGGGTCCCAGGGGGCGGCAACCGTGATCTTTCGCTCCGCCGGCACATCGAAGTCGACCTCGTGCACGGTGCCGTCCTCGGCGGCCAACGACACGATGCCGGTGGAGAGCGCCTGTCCGCGCATCAGCTCGAACGTGTTGTCCGCGGTGACCGCCACCAGGCCCGCAGCCGCGTTGACCCACGGCTGCCAGTCCACCTGCTGCCCGGCGAGCTGCTGGGCAAGGATGAACTCCATGTTCAGGTCGGTCTCGGACAGGTCCACAATCGGAGTCACGGCGGGCAGTTCGCCCCGGACGTCGACGACGCCGGGGCGCCGGATCGGCGTCGCGGGGGCGTCGAACGCGCGGATCGGCACCGTCTGGTCGACGCGCTTGCGCCGGCCCAGCCGGTAGGTGATCGCCTGCACCGGAACGTTGGGCAGAAAGCGGGCGAGCGTGTTTCGGGCGTCACGGAGTTCGCGGGCCGCGAGGATCACCGGCCGCAGGTCGGGAACCAAGTCCATCATCTGCATGTCAGGTTCTCCTCGCTCAGTTGATGTACGCGACGGCGGTCAGGTCCGCCTCCGCGCTGATGTCGTGGTTGCCAGCGGGCAAGAAGCGGCGGTCGACCGTGCCGGCGTGCACGACGGCGACTAGATGCCGCTCGCCTGGCCTGATCAGCAGGGCGTTGCGCAGGTGCCCGTCGGAAGTGCCCAAACCGGCAGGGATGTCGGTGGCCGCGCCACCGGCAGTGGTGGTCGCAACGGTCACGCCCGGCGTGGATCCACCGGTCAGTGATGCCGTCGCGGTCATCTCCGCGACGTCGGTGTTGGCGAGGTCGCCGACGAACCGGACGGTGTACGGGCCACCATTGGAGCCTGCAACTTCGACGTTCCCGGTTCCGATGTTCGACAGCGCCACTAGGGCGGCCTGCACAGTCGACGCTGAGGCGTTGTGCGCGATCGCGCCGGTGGTCTGCCCGGTGAAAGTCAGGGTGAACGAACCCCCAGTAGGGGACCCGGTGACGGTGACCGTCTGCACCTCGTCGGTGGTGCCGTTGTACGGGCCGCCAAGGCCGGTCGCGGTGACCTTGCCGATGTGGGAGCCGGACTTCACCAGGATGCCAGCGGCGTCCGAGGTGAAGAGGCTCCCGTCAAGAGTTACGCCGTGGGTTTCAGCTCGCAGAGCGTCTCGAAGCCACCGGCTGTCGCCGGTGTCGTAGCTGGTGCGCTTGGGCGCGAAGTTGGACACGTCGTTCTCCTTCTGGTGGGTGTCCTGATGGGTCCGGTTGGGGCCTCGCGCCTACGCCGGAGGATGGTGGTGGATCAGGTGGTGCCGTTGACCGCACCAGGCGGTCGCACGCCAGTCGCGCGCTGCATGTCCGCGAGCACGGCCTTGACCTTCTCGCCGTCCGTGGCTCCTGCGGGGGCACCGCCGCCAATACCGTCGGGCGCCCGTCGTTCGGCGGACTTGGCGAGGTGCGGTTTGCGGGTCACCAAGTCGTCGAGCGCGGTCTTGGTCTTGGCGGGGTCGGCCCGCCCCTGGTCGTCAACCACGGCCGTCAGGTCGATGTTGGCGAGGGCGTCGGTGGGGTCGTGCAGCCAAGGCTTGGCGGCTTCCAGGACGGCGGTCTGGACCCGCTCTGCGGCTTGCTGGGTCGCCCGGCGGTCCTCGGCGTCGGCGAACGGCTTTACGGCGGCCTGTACGGCTCGTTGGATCGCGTCCTCGATGTCAACGTCGCCCGACTTCGGCTGGTCGCCGCCCTTGCGCTTGTCGTCGCGGTCACCAGACTTGGACTTGTCATCGGGCTTAGGGGGCGCTGGTCGGGCGTGGGAGGCGGCCAGAGCGCGCTCGGCGGCCTGCCGGGCCTCCCGCTCGCGGACGATGACCTGCTTGCCGGGGTCACCGAGGGCGTTCCAGGCAGTCTCGTCGATGTCCTCGGGGCGCTCGGGCGGTGCCGGCTCCGGCGCGGTTTGGGTCATGCTCCAGCCACCGAATCGTGCGCGGTGGTGGGCGAACAGCTCGGGAAGTGTGTCGAGGGTGATCTCGGCGGGCTTGGTCGGGAATAGTGGGCTGCGGGACATCAGACACCCACTCGCAGGGGCTCGCCTCGGCCGGCGAGATGCCGACCCCAATCAAGAGCCAGTTGCTCGGCCACTTCGGCAGCGAAACCTTCCTCGATCAGTTCCTTGCGGAACTGACCTAAGGTGCGGGCAGTGTTGTTGTTGTCGTGGGACATCGCGTCTCCTGTCGGGTGGCGCGCTTTGGTGCGCGGCGCCGGGCGCCTTCCGCTCATCGCGAGACGGGAAGATCAGGTGATGAAGCCAGCGGCCCGGAGGCGCCCGATGACGACCTCGCGAGGCGGGTCACCGCGATAGATGCGGTCGAAGCGACGTGACGACGCCATGTTCCGGCGGGCGTTCACCACACGGTTCAGATCGGCGCCCTCGTCGAGCGCACGGCGCTGGGTTTCGGTCAGGTCGGTGATCTGTCCCCGCTCGAGCAACATCTGCGGGTCGGTGGTCAGGTCACCGGCCACGTCCTCCGACGCCGGGATGCTGAAGCAGTCATCGTGGGGGTGCCGCTCGAAGCCGCTGCTCCACCGGTAGAACCGGCCAGCTAAAACAGCACACCGCTTACAACACGGTGGGTTCACCTGTCGGACCCACCCGCCAACCGAAGGTCGGGCGATAGTTGCGGCCTCGGCGGCATTACGGGAAGCGTCAGCGACCTGCGTCTGCGTCACCATGTCGAGGTAAGACTGACCCGCTTGGAGAGCCTGCGGCGTGGCCGCTCCTGCGTTGTACGCCTGACCGGCGCGAACCACCGCCCCGTAGAGAAGCGATCCCAGCGGGCGTCCATCTGAGGCGGTGCCAGCGAACGCCCTCGGCCGCACGGTGGCGACCGCGGCACCGTCCTGACCGGTTTCCTCCAGCACCCGCGGTACGTAGGCGGCACCGTGGCGAGCGGCACCAAGCTGTGCGGCAGCCACTAGCAAGGTCAACCGTGGGCCGATGTCGCGCCACGCATCCTCAAGGTTCCGTGTGCCGACGCGACGCCACTGCGAACGCACCGCTGCCAGTGTGGCGACCGTCAGTTGTTGCTGTCGGCGGTAGAGGTCAGCCGACGACCGCGGGATCACCGAGGAACTCCCGGCTCAGTCGCTCGATCGGGTCCTGCTCCTCGTCGAGCCGTCGCCGGCGGGTGGCCTCGAACTCATCGGCCGCGGCGTCGATGGTCTCCCGGTCCCACCCGAGAACCTGCTCCGCCACCGCCCGGACGCCGAGGCCGGTCGAGACGAGCTTGGTGAACTGGTCCACCAGCTGGGCCTCGATGCGGGTCTCCGGGTCCTCCCACCGGGGCCGCACCCGCGTCCGGGTGCCCGGTGCTTCGATGGCGAGCATCCACTGGCCGAGACGCCGCCAGGACTGGTTCAGGCTGCCGCGCTCACCCATCCGCCGGACCCGCCGCACCATAGGTGCCTCGTCGGTCTTGAGCAGCTCGGCGCTCATGTGCGACTTGAGGTCGAGAGAGAAGTACGTCGACGCCAGCGCGGTCTTCGCTCGCACCTTCGCCGACGCGTGCTCGGCCCACGTCACGAACGACGCGAGGCCGGCGGGCTCAAGCTGGCCGAACTTCGCCTCCTTCGACGTGCTCCCCCAGAAGTGGTCCGCCCGCGGTTTGAAGCCCAGCACCGGCTTACCGTCCGGTCCCAGCAACGGCTTGCTCGGGTCCTTCGGGTCGCGAGGGATGTCCAAACCGCTGCCGAAACGGATCGGGACGGCGCCGAAGTGGCCCGCGAACACCAGCAGACCCTCCACCAAGTCCACCACGTCGACCAGGGAGGCGATCGGGTCGATTTCGGAGACTGGCTCGCTGAGCAGGCGAGCGCGCGGCGCCAGCTCTATGACCGGGACGCCGCTGAGCCCGGTCCCCACCGGCTCCCCGACGACCACCCACCGTGAACTTTCACCGGACTCTTCCGGATCGCGGGTCTCGACGTCGCCCTCGGCCAGGTTGTAGTCAAGGCCGGATCGGCGCAGCAACCCCTTTCGCTTCCCGGTCCACTCGTCCTTCCAGACCTTCAGGTAGGCGACCACGTTGTAAGGGGTGGACTGTTCCCGGACAACGGCGGCCTGGGTGGCGGACTCGATGCCCACGACCGCCCGCCCACCGTCGTTGGCGTCGCGGGCCACCGACCCGAAGGACCGCGACGCGATCAGCGCCTCCCGGTGCCCCTCGTGGTGCATGACGTCGAGGTCGTTGTCCTCCCACGCCTTCTCAAGCAGACCCGCCGCGTCCTTGTCGTCGGGCGCCGTCATGCCACCGAGGATCAGGCGCTCGGTGAGCGCGTCCACCACGATCCCGGCGGTGCCGGACTTCGGCACGTCCAGCATCGAGTGGAGGCTGCCAGCGAGCACCGAGTCGACCACCCGGCCGTCCGCCGAGGCGATGACCAGGCCGGGGTAGACCTCGGCGTACTCCTTCGCCAGGAACGGCAGGACGTGCTCGTTGCGGTACCGCTTCTCGAAGGGGGCGGCGTACCTCTGCTGCTCTTCGATCTTCGCCAGCAGACGGCGGGTCCACTGCATGACGGTTGGCATGCGGACCCCTCCTCGTTGGCTCAGACGCCGATGGTCAGTGGTGGGAGGCCTACCGCACCCTGTGGTCGCCGCACGTACCCGTCGAGCCCCGTGACGGCTGCCTGGATGCCGTCGATGCGGGTCACCGACTTGGCGCGGTCCGGTTTCACCGGCCGGATGTTGTCCGCCCCGTCGTTCTTGACCTCGACCACTGACGCCATCCACCGCAGCACCGGGTTGCCGCCGTGGCGGAACGACCGCGCACCGACTAGGCGCTCGAGTTCCTTGCAGGCCGGGGACAGCCCCAGGAACGTCTGCGCGATCGGCACCACGTCGACGCCGAGCAGCTCTGCGTCGAGTTCTTGGACCATCTGGCCGGCGAACATCCGGTCGTAGGAGACCCGCTGCATGTCCAGATGGCGGCAGTCACCGATGACCGCAGCCTTCACGGCGGTGTAGTCGATGACGTCGCCCTCGGTGGCCTCAACTAGGCCGGCGTCGACCCACCTGCGCAGCGGCACCATCAGTTTCCGTTCGAGATCTTCAACCCGCTCGCCAGGCACCCAGAAACGTGCCAGCAGGTCCAGTTCTGCGCCGGGGCGGTTCGCCTCCACCCATGCCGTCCAGGCGGTGAAGTCGGAGACGGCCGACAAGTCCAGCCCGCCCCATGCGCGGCGCCCGTGCAGAGCGGCGCGGTCCACTTCGCCGTCGCAGCGGTCCCACTTGGTGATGTCCAGCCAGCGGGTCTGCTCCCGCATCCGCAGGTTCAGCGACAGCCGGCAGAACGTCGGGAAGTACGTCGGGGTCGACTTGGCCTTGTTCGCCTCGCGCCGCATGTATGCCAGCGTCGGCGACTTCCCCAGACCGGGGTTCGCCTTGCGCCACGTCGACTCGGCGAACACGTCGTCACCGAGCTCGGCGGCCCAGATGACCCCGTAGTGGCCGGGGTCGCTCACCACCCCAGTGGCGACGTTGCGGGTGTAGGTGTGCTTCTCGTCGTAGATCGTGCCGTCTTCGCCCTCATCGGCGGTGGTGATGAACACCACCAACGGCTGCTCGCGGGCACCGGTGCCGGTCTCGATGGCCTCAACCAGCGCGCGGC